GCCGCGACCCAAGCTCGAACACCGGAAGGAACCCGCACCGACAAAGATAGTCTAGGTACTCGATAGGCATGTCGTCGATGGCGAAGATCTTCCCGTTGAGTGCTCGGTGGCTTCTGCGTACGCGGGCATCGCCGACCGAGATCCATTTGACCCACTTAGCACCAGCCTCGTCGTAGCTGGCCACCATGAGCGATTTGTTGAACCGGCTGAACTGATCCCGGGCGAAGAACTTGGAGAAGTTAAGGCCCTCGACACTGATCTTGTCCATCAGGCCATCAAGCCCATCCAAGTCCTGGCGCTCGCCGCTGACCCATTGTTCAAGTACGCCGATGAACTTCTTCCTCAGGGAGCTTCGCCCGTCAGCGATACGCTCCATAGCGGTATCGAGGTAGCCGAGTCGTATACCGTCCAGGCGCTCGCGGAATACGTCATCCTTATCCAGGGAGAAGGCCAATGTCGTTCGCATACGTTCGCTGGCATCTTCGAACAGGTCCGCGAAGAAGTGCTGCTGGGCCTCGGCCAGTTGGCGGGACAATTGCAGTCTGATCCGGGCGTCGTCTTCCTTGAGCGATCCAGCCGCGTTCAGGACCGCGAGCTGTTCCTTGATCCGGGCGATGGTCTGGACCACTAGGGCATTCTCGGCATCCTGGACCCCTTCGCCGGTCTGGATCGATGCTAGGACCAGGTGCTTCTTGAAGTCGGCGATCATGGCCTCGAACTCGACCCGTACCAGCTTGGCGGCTGCCTGCTCGACTTGGAACGGCGGGAGCACCACACCGCGCCGGCGCATTTTCTGGAAGCCCTCGGAGGTTCCCTTCGATTGGAGATAGCCGGCGAAGGACCGCGGGGATACTGGATTCATTGAGCCGCACCATACCAGACACAACCTTCACGGGGACATACTGAATAACCTTTGCCTGAATCCATAATCAATACATGCCCGCACTGAGCGCACGTCCTCGCTCGTAACCATGGTTGACCGGACTCGTCACGCTTATGGATCACCGGGCTGTCATCGACCTTCTCTTGAGCCTCGGCCCGCTGCTTGGAAGCGACCCAAGCGCCCAGCTTACCCACGATGCCCTCAAGTTCGTCAATCCTCGCCTTAAGATCTTTCACGGCCTTGTCATGGCGCTTGTTCAGTTTCAGCTCAAGATTGCGGATCTCGTAGGCTAGGCCCGATTCCTTCACGTCAGCCACGGTTGCCACCCACCTTGAACAGTCGTGTCAGCCAGGACGGCTTAGAGTCCGCAATGGTAGCCGCTGCCGGCGTGGGCGGGTTGCCAGTGCCAGCGTCATCCTCTTCGGTACTGTCGGTCTTCTGCTTGCCCAGTTCGAGAGTCTGCTGGCGCTGCTCCTCTTCGAAGTCCTGTTCGGCGTCATCAAAGGCCGAGATACGCGAAGCCATCGCCTTGTCAGGCTCAAACTTGGGAATGAACTTGCGCGTCATCTCCACGGCATCCCCCAGCTGGAATCCGGCCTGGGTGGCCTGGGTGATAAAGTTGCCGGCCGCCGTCAAGGACTCCATGTTCTCCTGGTTAGTCGCCACGATGGGGGCGTCCAGACTCATGCGGACATCCTTGGCCTTGCTACCCTGCGGGGAGTCGTAGCCCCACTTCGAGTACACGAGGAACTGGATGACGTTCTGCACCTGAAGGCAGAACTGGTTGCCAGAGAGTTGGATGGTCTCGGCCTGTTTGAGCGTGGTGTCGAAGCTCTTTTCATCGAGGCTGGCGGTCTGCTCGTTGAACAGTACCGTGTGGGAAATCTGGGCCTTGGCGCCTACATCTTGCTTGCCGATCAGAATCAGCTTGTCGAAGTCGGTCCAGTGACGTTCGATGCTCTTGAGTTCGCCGGCCATGTTGAGCACCTGAGTTTTGAGCGGGTTCCACTGATCGATGGCGGCCTGGTTCTTTGCCATGATGTCGCGCACGGCATTGAGTCCAGCTTGGGCCATGACGATATCAAGCGGCTGATGAAGGTAAACCAAACTGAGCTGCTGACTGATGATCGGGATCGACCGGATCATGATTTCGTAGGCCAGGAGCGACGGCATAAAAGACGGGAAGTCGCTGATGCCCCAACCCATCTGCCGGATGGTGCCCCAGTAGGGAAGCTTCTTCGGGCGGCCGATGGCCATACGCTCGGTGCGGATCGAGAGGCCGGCTAGGGGGATATAGAACTCCTCGGGGGTCAGGTAATCGCGGGCGCTGATGTTGTAGTTGGGGATGAGCACCGAATTCCACCGGTCGGCCGTCCAGAAGTACTGAAGGCATCCTTCCTTGAGCATGCCCGCTTTCCCCAGTTGCTCGATGGTCATTTCGTGTGTCAGCACGTTGTCACCCTTGAGCCATGGCATCAGACAGGAGCCGCCATAGATCCACCCATCCCGCCACCACTCCACGCAAGCCTCGGCGAAGTTCAGAGAGTCAGCGTGGTCCTTGAGCTCCTTGAGCTCGTCCTCTGTCAGGCCGCCGATGAACTGATAGCCGTTCGTGAAGATGCCTCGGGACTTCTTGTCGATTACCGTCGCTGCGATTCCGCCGTTGCTGTAATAGCTGGTCGCTTCCTGCGGGGAAACCACCACCGGGATAGAAGCCGCGTTGTAGGTGCCGGGGTCGAGTCCTGTGCCAATCCCAGTGAAGTCATTGAAGAAGGCATCGGCACTCATGCCCTCGCGCTTGGCGGTGATCTGCTTGGCCAGCTTCTCCATGTTGACCGTTAAGCCCTGGCCTACTTCTTCCATGGTCCGTGAAGTGCCATCCATGGCCATATCCGTCTTGACTTCATCCCACAGCGCCCCGCGCATGGCCTCGATGTCCTTGGGTGAATGGGCAGCCTGGCTGGGTACCGGCATTCCGTCGGCGATGCCCTCATGGATGTGCTGGGGCGTCTGGGCACCGGCCATCAGTTCGTAAATCTTCTTGTAATTGGCGCTGGGGTGGGTATCGGCTAGTTGCTTGAAGTCTTTCACTTGTCTTCCTTTTCAGGAGTGACATTCCTCATTTCTCCAGTCCCACCGTTCATGAACCTCTCGAAGTCAAAAGCAACTTCGTAGGTGGGCATTCCATCCCATTCCTCGGGATCATTCTTTTCAGGAATGGGCTTGATAAAAGGCGCTTGGACTTGCATTGGCAGATTCCTTTTACTCTAAGGTACCACCTCACTATGGGGTAGTCTATGCCCTTCACCGATGGGCAGCCGGAGTCAGCTCATACAGGTCTCGGAACTCTTCCATATTGGCCACCACCCAGAAGCAGCAATACTCGGCCGCGTCGGCCACATGGTCGGGAGACGTCGGCCCCTTGCCCTTCTCTGGCACCCCGTTCTTGTCGAACCCGCGGGTCTTCAGCGCCATGGGCCATTCCTTCAGGGTCTTGAACACCTTCACCCGGTCGACGCGGAGCATCTTGTTCAGGTTGAAAATACGGTCGAGGATTGAGGGGTTTCGTCCCGTCCACATGATTTTGACATCAAACGAGCTGGCCTCATCAACGTATCCGCCAAGGATGGGCTTTCCCGAGTTATCGGGGTACCAACAGATCGCATTGGCAGGGAAGGCGTGCCGGAAGGCCTCGGGCGCCCGGCCGATGTCCGCGAAGCTCCACTCCTTCACGGCATACAGCGTTGAGTTGCGGATGATGAACGCTACGGCCTTACTGAACCCCTGGTTCAAGTCCTGGCCGATGTGGATGGTCTCGTTGGGGAACACCTCGAACGGGTCGATATAGTGCCGCGGTTCGTCATACTCGGGGTAGACCCGTCCAGAGGTGAGGTTGACGAAATGACCCTCAAGGAAGGCCAGTTGCTCGTTGGGGGTGTACAGGTCGTAGAGCCGCTTCACATAGCCGGGGTCGAGCGCGGTGTTGTCCTTGGTCTTGCCTCGTACCAGAGCGTAGGGCGTGCCCTGTTCTTTGTATTGCTCGATGATCTGGTAGGTGCCTTTGTAGCCCTGGGCAGTCGTGGTGAACACGGTGAAGGGCTTGCGGCCGTCGGGCAGGGTCAGGCGCGTACGTTCTTGGATAGCGCGGTGGGCTTCAATGCACTTGGTCTGCTCGAGCTCGTCCATCTCGTCGGACAGACTGACATGCACGTTGGAACCGTAGATGTCTTCGGGTCGCCCAGAGGCCAGTAGCAGAAACGTCATCTTGCCGATGGTGATGACATTCTGGGAACGGTCATAGTGGTATTTCGAGCCCGACTCAATGAGCCACTTCACGAAGTCAGCCACCACGGTCTTTTTGAGCAGGCTGATCGTATTCGAGAAGATCGCCACTTGGACGTCATGTTTCCAATAGCGGTCAGCCAGGTCACAGAGGAGCATGTCGTCAAGCGTGCTCTTGCCCGCACCATAGCCGGCCACATAGCTGAAGCTCTGAATATCGGGCTCGGCCCATGGTAGCGCGAGCATCTGGCGTTGGCCGCGGAACGGTACGATGTCCGATAGACTCACTGCTTGCCCTTGCTGATCTCTAGGTTGTCGTTCTTCTCTGTACCGAGGTCTTCGGGGTTCGGCTTGCCGCTGATGTGGATATTCATCGGTGGCACGTTGGCCGGAGGGGCTTCGTCGCGCCTCTCCCGCCATTCTGATGGAACACGGTTGAAAAGCCACCTCAAGGTGGCGGTCGTATCAGCCGGGACTTCTCTCTCTACCGTCTTGATGACGTTGCCGTTTTGATCCCTGGTGACTTCCTTGACCGTGAATCCACCCAGGGCTCTCTTGAGCAGGGACTGCCGTACTTGCTCATCAACCCCGGGCTTACCACGTGCATTGGCTTCCGAGAACTCAGGATGCTTCACTTTCCACAAACTGAACGTAGACATGGCCACACCGAGCACCTCAGCCATCTGGTCATCAGTCAGGCCGCAAGCAGCCATCTTTTCCACCATGGCCGCATACTCTGGTTTGTATTTTGTAGGAGCCCCCACTTTAGCCATGGATACCGGCCTCAACCGCCATTTCTTTGTTGAACACGATGTATCTGATTCCGAGGTTGTATTTCTTTATCAGAATATCCACCATGCCAGCATGTTTCGATGAAACAAGAACGAACTCTGGGTCATCCCCCACTTCATTCATCAGTTCTCGGTAAACAAGGATTTGGCCTATGGATTTAGTAAGTTCTGAGAAAACCTGAACTGGGTTCTTGATCTCCACCACGTAGTTTTTCTTCTTGCCATGAATATAGAAATCCACACGCCCAGTGTTCACTGGTTTGGGCTTACCACTGGATTTTGACCAAGCACCTGTAATTTCGAGCTCTCTTCTGTGTCCCCTATATTCATCGCCAAGGATCTCACTACAGAACACCTTGATGTTGAGATGGATATAGTCGCTCATCTCCCTTTCATTGCGAAAATGGTGACCATCATTGAAGATGGATTCAACCTGAGTATTGGTCATGGGAGGGGCCGCAGGATTGCTGTTAACCGGACGCGCCATGCCTAGAACCTAGCGGGGGAATGGGGAGTAGTCAACTTACCAGCCAGCCCGAGTGACCGTTCCCCAGGTGAATAGAGGCGATTCAGGCTCTTTGATCTCATAGCTGTCGAATAGCAGTAGAGCGGCCTGGGCGATCTCCATGCTGGCCTTGAATTGATCCTTCTGCTTCTTGAAGTCGTCAAGGCGTTGCTGGATCATGTGGCCCAGGATATCGTTCTCGGGAGCCTGCACAATGCGAGCCTTCGCGGCTTCCAGCACCTTGACTTGATGGTCGATCTTGCTTTCGGCATCCCTCATCTGCTGTTCGATCCCTACCCTGATGCGTTCGACGCTTTGCTTGATGGGCATCCCTTCTTGCTTCAAGAGGATCTCTTCACTCATCTTGAGGAACTCGGCGTAGATCTGGGCTTGTCTGTTGTCGGGACCACTCTCGCCTGTTTCATCGTATCTCTTTTTCTTGTCAGGATTTGAGAGGATATCGTACGCTAGAGTCAGAGCGGTGATCTTAGACTCACCACCCCCATGGTCAGGATGGTGTTCCTTGGCCAGCTTGCGGTAGGACTTCTTGATGGTTTTGGGGTCGGAGTCCCTGGTCACACCCAGAGTTTCATAGGGGTCAATCATCGTCTGTAGCCTCCTGGCCCGCGGTGGCCGGTATGCCACCCCCCGCAGTACCGACACCTATACGGCTTGATTCCCTTGACGTCGATCTCCTGCTTCTCCATGAGATGGATGCTTGCCCATGCGGCGTTCAAGGACTTATGCCGGACCTTGTTGGTGCACGAGGCACGTTGAAGAGGTGGAGTGCTCACGCCTGGCTGGCCTCATAAGTCTGGATGATATGTTCCAGGCCCACCTTGTCGGCTTGCTTGGCCTTCCTCATACCTGCGACAGCGTTCTCCCGGGTGCCGAAGATCTCTAGGGCGACCTTTTCGAGCTCGGGGGGCAAGATGCCCTGTTCAAGCAGATGTAGCTGCCGATTCACCACTGTCAGGAGTTCCTTGTTCGTTCTGAGATTGGTGTTCACGGTTTTCATCCTCCTGAGCTTTCAGTGCTTCGGCTAGCAGTTCCCGCCACTGGATACCTTTCGATGACCAGGTGTTCTGGATAGCCCATTCATAGGCAACCTCGGCCTTTTTCAGGTAGCGGTCACGATACCGATGAATCTTGAGCATCTTGTCGACCATGTCGTCAACATGCACTACGGGCCTGACAGGAATGGGGTCCATTCTCCCGAGCGAGATCGTATGATCCACTCCACCAGTCTTGATGAAGGTTCCTCGTTCTTCGTTGGGGCCGATCAGTTCTTCGATGGCGCTGTGTCTCGGGAAAAGCACAGGAATCTTGCAGGCCATGGCCTCCGTGAGACTGAGACCATGGCCCTCCCCGATTGTAGTGCTGATGACCAGATCGGACGCGTTGTAGAGCTGGTTCAGCACCTCGACGGGAATCCCCTTGACAACGTTGAAAACCCGTGGGTCAGGGCATGACCAGTCCTTGCCCTGCACCAGGCCATAGTGCGCCGCGATGTCCACCATCCGGCCGCCCTCGTCTTCCTGGGCAGCGTGCATGAACAGAAACGAGTTGGGTACTTTCTTGTGGAAGGCCGAGAAGGCGGCAAAGGTGCGGTTGAAGTCCTTCCGGGGTTGGTTGCGGTTGACGTTGAGCACCAGGAAACAGTCTTCCGGCATCCCGGGGAAGATCATGCCGCGGAGCATCTTCTTGGCGTCTCCGACGATAGGGAAGAATGCGGAGGGCTCGGAGCCGTGGCCGATGACTCGGAGCCGCGTGAGGGTGGGATCGATCTTGAGGACTTCCCGGGCGCCAAACTCGGTGTAGACCACCGGGTAATCGACTTTCGAGATGACCTGTTCCACCCATTCCTTGCGTGGGAAGCCATCGACGGGGAAGTAGAAAATGAGCTTGAACTTCTTCTCGAGCTCTTCGCGGATCTTGAGGATGGCCGGCAGAGCGATGCCGAGGATGGCTGGATCCTGCAGGACGAACACAATGTCGTATTGGCCTTGCTTGATGAACATGGGCAACTTGGTAAAGCCGTAGGGACTCTGTTCGTCGCGGGCCGGCCAGAGACCGTCAAAGATAGAATCCTTGGCGGGTTCGAAGTAGGGGTGATCCTCGGCGACGTAGGGCTCCCCTTGGAAGTTAACTCCAAGCATGGTCAGGTGATACTGCCCGGGCGGCACCATCTCGCGCAATAGGTTGCGAGCCACATTTCCGAACCCGGTAATCGAGGTTGGGCTATCGGCGTAGAATAGGATCCGTTTCTTGTCGCTCACTTTAGTCACTCTCCGCTTCGCATTCTTCCATGTTAACTTCGCAGTCGGGCCAACGGGCCTTAAGTTTGGAAGTGCACCATTCTTCCTTGCTCATCTCGTCGCCATAGAAATGGTCAAAGGTCCAGTCGCTTTCAATAACATGGCGATTGGCATCTTCAAGAATCAACCGATGTCCACAACACCCGCTTTCGCAACCATAAGAGTCGTGAACGATATAAGCCATTCTTTTTTCCACTAGAGCCCTCCAGAAATGAAAAATCCCTCTTCGGCGGTTGCAGGCGCCTCGGAGGGAAGTCCGGTCCATGGACGTGGGAAAGTCTGCAGCGCCTTTCTCACACATCCATCCTACCAGTTGGACCTTAACTAGTCAATCTTCTTTGGTTATGTCGGCAATGTGCCAGAAGCCGTCCTGTCTGCTTTGTTCGTCTCATGACCAGGCAACCCACCCCAAATATCAGCGAAGAGATCACCATGCCTGCGGAACGCAAGATCA